TCCTGATACCCATGTCGTTTCGTCATTAATATCTGACCATTGAACCTTGTTAGGATTTGTTCCTCCGTCTAGGTTAGCAGTCACTACAAAGTCACGAACCACTGTAATAAATTTAGCAACAGGTGCGTTAGCATCTACATCTGCAAAAGCACTAGATGAACCTACAGTCCATGATTGAACTTTATTGGTGTTATTTACTGCTAATACCACATTACCAAACTGTGCAAATCGCCATATGCTTGAACCAGAATAATTGCCTGACTTAGATACATTATTGAGGTCTTTAGTTGCACCATCGTATAGAAATAGTTTGGTTGCTCCACCTGCAAATAACTGTGTAGTTGTATTAAACTTACCTGCAAATACAGATGTTAAATTTTCACCTGCACTGTTAGATAAATCTACAGCACTTGCAATAGCACCATAACCAACCGCTTGAGGAATGACATTATTAACATCTATCATTTGTCCTGCAATAGAAGGTTGATCTGGTAACCATTCACCAAATTGAACTCGTTGAGTTGCCAATTATTCACCCCAGTCTTGAGAATTCATTACCTCTATTAATGCTTCTACAGTTGTTGCACCTGCAATAGCAGTTTCTAATCTATCACATTCAGTTCTGATAGCATCACGCTTAGTAGTTACATCAGCAGGAATAGCAGTAGACTTTTCATTTAATCTTGTAACATACCAATCTGTTTGTGCTAGTAAAGAACCTGCTGTTTGTTTCACTTGTTGTTTCATGTTGTATTTAAGACCACGAGTCACTAACTGTTCGTCTGTGTCTACCATACCACCTTCACCATTGTTAGCAGTAGCATCATATTCCTGAACATAGATTGGGTTACCATCTTCATCTACTTCGTTGACATCGTCTAATGCTTTTGGATTGTTGATGTCACCATCCCAGTAGTATCTGTCATCGGCACGAACAGGATCATCTTCCCATGTAATACCGATAGCAGTCTTTTCTGCTTCTGTTGATTTTTGTAACCAATTAGAAGGATACATCACATCACCTACTGTGAATGACCTTCCAATTCTTAATGTTAAGTTTCCTAGTTTATACATAATTACCTCGCTAAAGATTGTTTGAATGGGTTTTCGGCAAATGCCATGTAGATATAAGTTCCACCACTAGCATTGGTTGCTGTTGCTGAATCTCTTAATTTAAAACCATTAGATACTGCATCAATTAAATATGTTCCAGTACTTTCTGCTACAGATGATGATGGAAATAAAACTTTATCTGATACATTATATGTGTTTCTTGCAGTATCTTGTGTAACCCAACCTGCTGAAGTATCTGTTCTTTTTTGTATTACAAACGCAGGTCTAAACCCTGTGTATATAAATGGACCATCAGTAGAACCATTACCTGTGTAAGAACCAAACTTACTGAATCCTTCTACAGAGTGCCAAGCATACATTAAGTTATCATACCCTATAGAATTCATCCAAGAATAACTGCCAACAGTAATAACACTATTAGTTGGTTTTGTATCATTCCAAATTCTGGCATCATCATTAAACGCACTTGTTGAATTTAATGCACCATAATCTGTTTCAGCATCAGAAGCAACTCCCACATGATAAACTAACCAATTAGTGCCAGCAATATTTCTAGGTTTAAATATAACCATTTCAGGTGCTTGATTTAATCCATGACCAATAGTTCCAGTAGATGTTCCAGTTCCTGAATAAGTTATAATGCTAAATCCAGAGTCTGTATTAGCAGATACAGTAGATGTGATTGTTCCGTCTGTGTTAGATACAGGAGATGAGTCTGAACCTCTCCATGACCAACCTACAAAAGCATTACTACTTGTATTTACCCAAGTCCCTGTTGTAAATCCATTAGAATTAAATGACCTAATTGCGTCATTACTTGCTTCTGTTGTTGTATCATTAGAGGAAAGACTTTTTAATGGTCCGCTAATTGTATTAGATAACATATGTATTGCTACAGCACTTCTATCTTTTGCCCACACTAAATCAGGACTAAACTCTAATGATATATCTTGCGTTCCACCATTACCTGTCCAAGTTGATACATCAAAATACTGACTACCATCTACAATCGTGCTATCAGGTAGGTTATATGTATTTAGTTTTTTGAATCCTGTAGGTGGTGTGTAAGCGAATGGTCTTTGACCATAATTATAATCTCCAGTCAATGTTCCAAAATATCCATTATTTACATTAGATGTAACAAGTCCTGACACATTTGTAAAACCTGCATTTATACCTGCAACAGGGTCACCACTTGCTTGCCATGTTCCATTTTTAGACCACCAAATTTTACCACTGTCCATATCTAATGCAAAACCAATTACATCACCAGTAGTATATGTAGAACCATAAGATCCTTGATTTCCACTATTATATTTATTTCCTGTTAATCCATAATAATACCAACCATTTGCACTACTAAAGTTAATAGTAGTATCATTCTTTAAATCAGCACGAGCAACACCTATTAAAGCATTGCCACCACCTGTTTGAATTGTGCATTCCCAATACCATTTTCCTGAATCAACAGCAATACTACCACGCTGATTATTGGCATTTCCACCTGCAATATAATATGTTAAGTTAGCATTAGTTGGAGCGTAAGATGAGTTACTTAAATCTAAAGGATTTAATGTAGCAAAGTTAGAAGTATCCTCATCTGTTAATGTAGCAACATCGTTCATGATGTCATAGGTAGTTTCAGATGATGCGTTACTGTTGATGTTGTTAGCAGTCCAGTTGTTCTTGTTACCACTTGCATCAAAGTTAAACTGTGCATCACGAGTATCAGCAAATGCCATGTAGATAATATTATGTCCATTACCATTACTGCCAGGGTCGGAAGTCGCAGGAGAAAATCCTGTATCCGTAATATTAAAATCATCATATGGATTTTCAGCATTAGAAGTGCTTGGTTCTAATGTAGCATTTGTAGGACTAGACGGACTTCTAGTTGTATCAACAATTCCCCATTGTCTTGAGTCATTTGCATTTTTAAATAATATAAAAGCAGGTCTGAATCCACAGTTAACTGTATTACCTGCATCAGGAGTTGCTGAACCATTACCAGTATATGAACCAAATTTAGAGTAACCTGCTACTTCAGAGAAACAGTATGCTACATAGTTTTGACCTGATGCGTTTAATGCTCCACCAGTTGTTTGTGTCACTGTAAATGTATCACTTGCAACTGCACTAATTCTTTCTGAATCTGTTGTAGATGTTGCATTGGGTAAATCTAAATACAGAGTATTAGATGTAGTTGTTCCAAATGATGAGTGGTATACTCGCCAGTTTTGTGTGCTACTTCTTGACCTTGCTATAATCATAGCAGGTGTTGTTCCTAACCCATGACCAATAGTTGCACTTCCAGAACCATTACCTGTATAAGTAACAATAGAGAATCCAGTAGCAGGATTAGCACGAACACTAGAAGTAATAGAACCATCTGTATTAGAAACTGTAGATGAACCTGCATCCCAACACCATGCTACATAATTTCTTCCTGCGTAGTTTACCCATCCACCTGTGGTTGCAGTTGTTCCATCATTTAAACTAAATCCATTAGAATCTAATGATGAAATATAACCATAAGCACTATCAGTATATCCACCATTCATAGTGCCTTCAGCATAAGTTTCTGCTGTAGACAATCCTTTTCCTGCTCCTGCTCCACGCACAGAATCATACACTTGAGTAACCTGTGTAGTGGTATCTCTTAATTTAATCCACACCAAATCAGGTGAGAATCCTACATTATCTATGCTTGTTGTTTGAGCACCATTACCTTGCCACAACACTGTATTAAATCCAGTTGCTTGTTGTGTTTCTTTCATAGGTAGATAGAAACCATTAGTGCCGTATGTGCCTGTGTATTCTTTAGGTTTCCATACACCAGTTGTTGTATCTGTTTCACCGAAGTCTGATGGTGTGAGTGCTTGTCCGTCTACAAAGTTGACTTCTGTCATGTATCCGTCAAAGTATAATGAAGTCCCTGAAGTGGAAACCAAACTACCTAATCTATGTTCATTTGTCTGATTGTAAAATGTATTATAATTTTGAGACGGATAGGTTGATGTTGCAAGTGATGTAATTTGCTCACCATTAACATACATTTTTATTCTATCTGATGCTGTTGCTTGAGTTGTATCTATAGAAAAAACAATATGATACCAAGCAGAAGGGTCACGCAATAAGTTTGTAGATACAATATGTAATGATGTAGAACCTGAATCTCGTGAATATATAGCAAGTTGATTATCATTTTCAACCATAATATTACTAAAATTATTTGAATCTGCTCCTGCCCAATACAGTCCATTATTTCCTGCAAGGTCT